TGGCCGTCGTTGAATCGGTTATCGCGTTTATGAATAAACGTTGGCCAAATTTCAACTATCAAATACCGAGTTAATTATGCAGAAAGCGAAAATTGAAATAATATTGGAGGTTTCCGACGCAGATTTGGCCGCGCAACGGGATTTGCAGGATTTCAAAAGGGATATTGATTCCGGCGAATTTCAGCGCAATTTCACAAAGGCCGGTGCCCGAAAGATAACTGCGACATTTGTATGGCTGAAAAGAAATGGACGTTGATACGATGCAAATAACCCGGGCGTTATCGGAACACCCGGAATTGTTTTTACAGGAGGGGGCACGGCGCAACCTTTTGTGGTTTGCGGAATATATGGACCCGAAATTCGAACCGACGCCGTTCCACGTCGCTTATTATCGTGTTCTTGACCTGTTTGCGCATCGGAAAATTCAAAATCTAATCATCCAGGCACCGCCGCAGCACGGAAAAGCATTGCGTGAAGATACGCCGGTATTAACGACGAAAGGATGGAAACGTCACGGCGATTTATGCCCTGGGGATTTTGTCTTTGGAGAAGATGGAAAGCCGCGCCGCGTCAAATGGAATAGTGGCGTTTACAAATGCGAATCGCAATATGTATGTTTCGCCGATGGATTCTCATTGATTGCGGCCCGTCAACACGAATGGGTCGTGTACGCGGACCACGACGACCACAAAGGACGCGTCCGGGAAATCGTTGAAACGCAAAATCTATTTTCAAGACGGAACCGGCGCAATCCATATATTCCGGCAAATGCAATCATTGATATGCCGAAACGTTCTTTGCCTGTTTCGCCGTATCTGTTGGGTCTTTGGTTGGGCGATGGGAATAGTCGTGACAAGTGGATTTCTTGCGGCCCGGAAGATATTGAACATTTAATGCCATACGCGGTTCAAATCAAATCCGACAAAACCGCATTTCGCGTTCATTTATGCGGATTAGAAACCAAAGATTTGCGGCGTTTAGGCGTGTTGCGAAACAAACATATACCGCTCGAATACCTGTTGGCGGACGTCGAAAGCCGGCGCGAATTATTGCGTGGTTTGATGGATACGGACGGATGCGTTAATACGCGTGGAACGTGCGAATTTTGCCAAAAAGACGGTCAATTGGCGAACGATGTTTACGTGTTGTTGCGTACATTGGGATATAAGCCAACGCGGCATACGTACGTTGCGCGTCTTTATGGGAAAGATTGCGGGAATAAGGTTCGAATAATGTTTAATCCGGACCGGACGGATAGAATTTTTGACATTCCGCGAAAACAGGAACGTTTAGAAAACAAGACGTGTTCTGACCGGGACGATAAAAAACGTTTCTTTATCGAATCCGTCAACGAATATGGGACCGCGAATGTAAATTGTATTGAGGTTGATGGCGGAATATATCTTGCGGGATATGAACTTGTACCCACGCATAATTCCCAGGGTTCAAGCCGTTTTTTGCCGTCGGATATGTTAGGATTGTTCCCCGATTTGCGGGTCTGTATATGCTCATACGCGGCCACAATCGCAAAGGATTTCAACCGGGACGTACAACGGATTATTGATTCGGATAAATACCGGGCGATTTTCCCGGAAACGCAATTGAACGGGGCGAACGTAGTAACTGTTGCAAACAATTACTTGCGCAATTCTGATGTGTTCGAAATCGTGGGGCATACCGGTTCGTTGCGCGTGGTGGGTCGTGGCGGCTCGTTGACCTCAAAGACGGTTGACGTTATGATATATGACGACTTGTATAAAGATTCGCAGGAAGCCAATTCGCCGATAATCCGTGAATCCGCGTGGGATTGGTTTACAAAGGTTGCACAAACCCGTTTGCACAATGATTCGCAACAATTGGTCGTCTTTACCCGTTGGCATCCGGATGACATCATCGGGAAAATACTTGAATCGGAAAAAGTCGTTATTGCGGAAAAATGGTCCGATTTCGACAATGTGCCGAAAGGGGCGTGGGTGCTTGTGAATTTTGAAGCAATCAAGACAGGTGCACCGACGGAATTAGACGGGCGTGAAGCGGGGCAACCATTGTGGGGCAATCGTCATTCCCTGGAACGCCTGTTGGCGCAAAAGCAGTTGGACCCGTTGGGCTTCCAATGCTTGTTCCAGGGGAACCCGGGGGACGCAACGGCATATCTGTATCAACCATTCAAAACGTGGGTGGAAAAATCGGATTGGGGGCAATATGTCCGGTCCGGTTGCTATGTTGATGTCGCAGACGAGGGCGACGATTTCCTGTTCGCTGCCACTTATGACATTTATCGTTCCGAAAATCAAATTTGGAACGAAAGCAAACACCGGATGGAACCATTGTTGTTTGCGCTCATTACGGACGTGGAATATACGGACGAATCAACCGATGTTACGACCGTGACCGTGCCCAGGATGATAAACACAAATGGGACGCAAAAGGCGTGGATAGAATCGAACAATGGCGGGTCGCAGTTCGAAAAGGTAGTAAAACGAAAAGTTCGGGCGTTGACTGTTCCTTTCTACCAGGGTCAGAACAAGGAAAGCCGGATTGTCACAAATGCCCCGTTCGTAAATCAACACATCATTATGCCGTTTGGATGGGAAAGCCGGTTCCCGAAATTCCACAAGCATTTGACGGGATTTCTTCGAAAGTTCGACGCAAACGAACACGATGATGATGCGGACGGATTGACCGGGATTTATGAAAAGGAAATTGCCGATGGCAACGTGCGCCCGTACAATGCTGCAAATCGTGGCGTCGTGGTCCATTGACGCGATTTTAGGCCCATTTTCGGGCCGTGAAAGAAAAAGTAAAGGAATTACGCATTTTTTGTTTTCACGATTGAAAAATGCGAGATTTCAAAAAAATAACTACATTTGTTGCGAAAAGCGGCAAAGGGTCAGCCGTCAAGCGTTAATCATTAAAACAAAAAAACATTATGTCATTGATTTGCCAATGTCCGGCCGCCGCCGCAATTTCGACGATTCCGAATGTCACTTGCCCGGAAAATTTCGGCCAAATTCAAAAAGTAGCGTTCCAGCGTTTGCGCAAGGCAGACGGAACACGTAACAGTTTCACGGCCGCCGCCGCAATTGGTCTGAAAGCATCTTGGACCGCATTGTTGGCCGCCGAAGATGGTTCCAAGGTTGTTGTTTCCCCGTACATCAATGCCCCGGCAGATTCCGGCGGTGACGCACGTATGACGTCGGGCGGCAACGACGACCTGGGCGGAATTGCCGAGGTTCTCGGCGGAAACCCCGTCCAATTCGACGGTTCCCTGCGTTCCATCCCGCAATCCGTCATCAAGGCAATGAAAGAGTTGCAATGCGAAGCAAACGCGGGCAACCTGGGTGTTTTCCTTTTCGACGAGAACGGGAAAATTGAAGCCATCAAGGACCAGGAAACGGAAACAACCTATTATCCGATTCCGATTCGCGCCCTGTTCATCGGGTCGAAGATTCACGGGAATTTCGACGCCAAGGATTCCAACGCGATTTCTTGGCAGTACCCGGACAATTATTCCGACGACCTGGCAATTGTCACGCCGTCCGATTTCAACCCGTTGACGGATTTGATTCCGGCCCAATAGCATGAACGCCAAGACGACCACGGTAACGTTGGTTGCAAACGGCGTTACCAGGGGATTTGAATTTTCCCACGCTGAACGGTTGTTGCGGATGCCGCGCAATGGCGGTTGGCATTTGCCGGAAAAATCGAAATTCGAATTTGTGAACTATGGGTTACGACGTAGGACAGATAAAAAGGAAGATTGCGGAAAATAAACGGTCTGCGACGTTGAGCCGTGCGAAATTGCATCAAATGCGCATCAAATTTCACACGGTTAAGCGCGTTACATCGTTCAACGCCCCGTACATTTCTTTGCCATTGACCCAATTTTTGGCGATGGTTGAAAATATCTTGCCCCACGACAAATTCGTATTGTTCAAGGCACTTTTCCGTTATCCCATCAAAACGAATGAGATAACGGAAACGTGCTTTGACAAATTGAGCCGCATTTTTGACGGGCGCAACCCGGCGTTCAATTACCAATTCGTCAATTCAGCACAACGCGCCGATTGGGAGAATTACCGCCAAGACAAATTGAACGAACCCGAGGTTTGGTCAACGAAAGGATGGGAATTCTTCAAATCGGAAATCAATTCCGTGTTAATCGTTGATGTCCCCAGGGAGCAGCGAAGCGAATTGCCGGAGCCGTATTTCTATTGGCTGCCAATTGAGGACGTCATAACCTACAAAGCGGACGCCACCACGGGGCAAATGGATTATATCGTATTCCGGCGTCGTGACGAAATCGTGGTCCTGGATGACGAAACGTACAGGGTTTGGGATGACCGCAAGCACACGGGAACGATTAACGGGATGCCGAAAGTGGAAGCGCGGCACGATTTGGGTTATTGCCCGGCGCGTTTCTTTTGGAATGAGCCGATTTCGTTGGATGAACCGGACGTGAAAGCATCCCCGTTATCCGCCGAATTGGAAAGCCTGGATTGGTTCGAATTCTTCCACATTTCAAAGCGTCAATTGGACCTTATGGGCGCATATCCCATCCTTTCGGGATATGAGCAAAGTTGCGATTTCACGAACGCGGAAAACGGGGATTACTGCGACGGGGGGTTCCTGCGAGATAAACAAGGCCATTATAAAATTGATATGGCCGGGTTGCTCTTGCGGTGCCCGAAATGCGGTAACAAACGCATCATTGGGGCCGGCTCTTTCGTAGAAATCCCGGTGCCGAACGCTGATGAAAACCAACCGGATTTGCGCAACCCGGTACAATTGTTGACGGTTGACCGCAACGCCCTGGATTACAACGTGGAGGAGGAAAAACGGCTGCGTGAAGAAATCATTACGGCCGTCGTGGGCCAGGAAGAAATCGTAACGAACCGGGATGCGTTCAACGAACAGCAGGTGCAAGCGAATTTCGAAAGCGTTACCACGGTGTTGAACCGTGTAAAACGTGGCTTCGAAGCGGCGCAAAAATGGGTTGACGAAACGGTGTGCCGGTTGCGTTATGGGCGTTATTTCATTTCCGCGAAAATTGATTACGGTACGGAATTCTTCCTGTATTCCCCGGACGAATTGCGCAAGCGATATGCAGCCGCAAAAGAATCGGGCGCGTCGGAATCTGAATTGGATATGATGCAGAACCGAATTTTGGAAACGGAATACAGGAACGACCCAACGCAATTGCGACGGATGTTGCTTTTGTCGGAGTTGGAACCGTTCCGGCATCTTTCGCGCCAAGAGGTTACCGAATTGTTCGACAAAAATTTGGTTTCCGAACAGGACCTGCGCATTAAATTAAATTTTCCTAACTTTGTGCGGCGGTTTGAACGGGAAAATACGAACATTTTGGATTTCGGGACCGCGATACCGTACCAAAAGAAGATTGCAACAATTATGGCGGAATTCCGCCGGTATGCTGATGAACAGAAACCGGAACCGGTCGCCAATGTATAACAAAAAAAACCAAAGACGTATGATTACAAAAGACGGGCGGGACACCGCAATTGAAAATCTGACGCCGGACAATTACATTGTTCCGAAAGGCGAAGAAAGGTATTATCACGCCGTTATTGAGGTCGTGCAATTCGACCAAAAGACCGGCAAGCGCATTTCGAAACCGAGGGTGCAGAAATTCGGCAAAAAGTCGTTCGAAGCACATATCCGTGCGAGTTTGCGCAAGCAAGGTTACACGATTACGATTTTGCACGACCCGAATGCCTGGATTAAGGCGCAGCAGGAAACGGCCGCAAAAGTAAAGGCCGAACAGGAAGCGGCCAAGGCAAAGGCCGAACAGGAAAAGTTCGATGCCGCCGTTGCCGCCGCCGTTGCCAAAGCACTTGCGGAACGTGAAACCGCCAACGCCGAACAAAAGGCGCAGCAGGAAACGGCCGCCAAGGCCGAAACCGAACAGGCCGAACCGGCCAAGAAACCGGGCCGTCCCGCAAAAACTGAAAAAGAGTAACAACAATTAAACATTTACAACTATGTCACAGATTGCACAACAAGACCACTTGTACATCGAGGTCGGAGAAAAAGGACTTGACGAACTCGGACCCGCCGAATTCCCCGCTTTGGAAGAAAAATTCAAGGCCGGAACACTTATGGATTGCATTTTTAGGACCGATGACGGCTCGCTCGCAAAAATTCTTGGAGCGGAGGTAAATGAGGCCGGGGTATTGGGTTCTGTTTATTATATGTCGTCCGGCGTAATCGGCACCATTTCACGAGAGTAAAATTCCGTTGTGCGATACGATAAAAAGCATAACCAAAAATTCAAGGAGAAAGAATTATGGCACTTACAACCGAACTATTGAACGCCAATGCCGCATTGTCCGGCTTGACGGATGAACAGAAAACCGCGATTGTCGAAATGTCCAAGAACGACGAAACGGCCGTTATCGGGCAAAAGACCGGCGAAATTTATGGCGGATTGGATGCGGACATCTTGGCCGCGTCCGGAATCGCCAAGAATGGGACCGAAAAGACGTATGATTACGCCAAACGTGTTATTGGCGAAATCAAGGGTCAAGCGGGTAATGCCGCCGAATTGCAACAAAAGGTCGCTGACCTGGAAAAAGAGAAAGCCAGGTTGGACGGCATCATTGCGAAAGGTGGCGCGGATGCGGAAACCAAACGCGCTTTGGAGCAAGCCAAGGCGGATTTGGCCAACGTAACCGGCGAATACACGGCTTTGAAAACCAAGTTTGACAACGCAGAAGCGGAACACGCCAAAGCGATGTTTGCTACCAAACTTGACGGGGAGTTTGCCAAGGCAACCGCCGGAATTAAATTCAAGGCCGATTTGCCCGCATCTGTTACGTCCGTATTGCTGCAACAAGCCATTTCCAAGGTTAGGGGAATGAACCCGGAATACATTGACAACGGGAATGGTGGCAAGGTGTTGGCGTTTATGGAGAACGGGACGCCGAAACGCAATCCGGAAACGAATTTGCAACCGTACACGGCTGCCGAACTTATCTCGGCCGAACTCAAAACGATGGGTGTTTTGGACGAGGGCCGGAAGCAGACCGGGGCCGGGAGCAAGGAAACCGGGCCAGGAACAGGCGGCGGAGCCGGGACCGTGGATATTTCCGGCGCAAAAACCCAGGACGAAGCCCACGAATTGATTGCAAAGCAGTTGATGGCGCAGGGCAAAATCAATGGGTCGAAAGACTTTGCGGACGCAATGGCCCAGGCGTGGAAAGACAATAAAGACGCTATCAAGGCATTGCCTATCCGCTAACCGAAATAAGGCCGCAAGGCGTTCGAAAGAAGCATACTTTGCGGCCGTTTTTCAAAAGCAACAACAACACCGGGTAAAGGGTCAATCCGGCAAACATTAACAACTTAAAAACATTTTTCATTATGTCACTTATCGCAACCCGTTTGCAAAATTGGCGTGTCGAAAATCCGGAGTTTGACCGTAATATGGCCCGCCCGCTCGAATACGGCGCGTTGGATTTCTTCATTGAGCAGACCAACGCCGCCAATTCCATCATCAACCCCAATTTGCGCGACCGCGCATTTGAGAGTATCGGAAACACCGTCCAGGTGCCCGTCATCAACTATGACGGCGACGTGACCGTTTCGAACGTCCGTTCCTGCGTCATTGCAGACGACGAGAACACGTCCGCGTTGTACACCGTGAATTGGGTCACTTTGGCCGTTGGTTTCACGATGGTTCCGCAGTTGTACCGGAACAATGAAATTTCCTACGAACACGACTTTGCCCGCAAGATGGAAAAGGTGTGCCGCGCCCTTGCAACCGCAATGGACGTCCAGGCAATCGCCGCCCTGGAAGCGAACAAAACGCAGGTGTTTAAGGACCAATTGTATTACACCGTTACGGCCAATTCCGTTCAGATTCCCTGGAACGCCCGGATGGAGTTCTTGTCGGATATGAACGCGATTATGCGCGCAAACGCCTATCCGGAGTTGCTGCACGTCATCGGCGGCGCGGGCTTCGATTCCCTTGTGCGCAAGATGGCCGAACACGACATCTACAACGACGTCAACAAGCGGTTGGAATACGACAACAAGGTGTTCCACTACACCAACAACATCGTAAACGAACAGGGCGTTTTCGCCACCGGTTACATCGTGGCCGATGGTAACGTGGGCGTCCTTACCCGCGTGGACCGCGAAGCGTTGAGCCGCACCCGCGCGAATTTCCACGAATGGGACGTCGTGCGTCTGCCGTTCATTGACTTGCCCGTGGGTTCCCACTATTACACCGCCGTTGGCGACCAATCCGGAATTGCCGGTGCCGCGTCCGCCGATATGACTTGCAACGTCAAGGAATATTTCGGCTTCTCCGTGGACATCGCGTTCCTGGTCGCTTACAACAGTGACCCGGCCACCGTCGCAAACCCCATCATCAAAGTTGAGGTTGCCACGCCTGGAACCGCCAATCCGTTTGCGCAGCCCGTGGAGGTTGTGAACGGCGAAGATAACCCGGTGTACACGCAAGCCGTGCAGTAATTTCGGGCACATCCAAACCATCATTTCGCGGGGACGGGTCGAATTAACCCCGTCCCCGTTTTTCAGTTATTAAGCGAAATTTAACAACTCAAATGTTACGATTGCAAGACATACAAAGCGCGCTGATGCACGTTGTTGGGTGGGCGCAAGATTACAACCCGGAAAAGCAAATTGACCGGGCATTGTGCAAAAGCGAAAGCGGATTGACATTCCAAGGCGCGCACCCGCTTTGCACGTTGGCAAATGTGCGTTCGATAATGCCGGACGATTATCTGTTCCATTATCCGGCCTGGAATGCGATTTATTACTATCCCGTTGGCGCAAAGGTGCGGAACAATGGAATTGTGTGGATTGCAAACCAGGCAAACGTAGGTTCGGAGCCGGTCGCAAGTGACTTTAACCAGGATTTCAACAACGATTTCGGTTCGGGTTCCGCCGGTGCCTGGGTCAAATACGATATGGTTTCCGACTTTGTGCGGCAATTGACCGTGGACGGAATCAACACGGCCATACAAACGTTCATCCAGGACAAGCAATTGAGCAAGGAAACGCGCAATCTGTTGGAGCGGCGCACATTCTTTGACGGTGCGGCCCGGCTGAAAGCGACAATTGACCCAACGGGAAAGATTGTCGGCTTTGAAATTGTGCCGGTGCGCTCTATGGGCGTAACAACGAAAATTGAACGCATCGGGTTGCAGATGGTCGGAGCCACGGGGACGGTAAAACTATATCTGTTCCATTCGTCGCAGGTTGCGCCGATGAAAACAATTGAATTGGAGTTTACGAACACCAATGGCGGATTCCAATGGTTTACCCCGAAAGAACCGATTTATTTGCCTTATATTCCAGGCAAGGACGGGGACGGAAACGACGCCGGCGGTGCGTGGTTCCTGTGTTACAACCAAAACGAATTGCCGAACGGTATGGAAGCGTTGAACGTTTCGAAAGATTGGTCCGTGGAGCCGTGCCAAACGTGCCTTGGCGGTTCGATTGAATCGTGGCGGCAAATGACAAAGTATTTGCAGGTGTCCCCGTTCAGCATCCACGCGCCGGAAGATTGGGCGCAATATCCCGAAATGTTCGATATAGGGCGCATCGGGTACACGAACACGATGAATTACGGGATGAACTTGGAAATTTCCGTTGGTTGCGACTTGTCGGATTTCATCATTTCGCAACGTCAAATCTTTGCAACCGTAATCCAAAAGCAAGTTGCCGAAACCGTCTTGCGCACAATTGCGATGAACCCGGATGTTCGTGTGAACCGTAACCAGGTAAACGTGACCCGGGACGAACTGTTGTATGAACTTGACGGCGCACCGCAAGGCAGGGCGTCCGGCCTTGGATATGAGTTGAAACAGGCATACCGGGCGTTGTCGCTTGACACGCGCGGCCTGGACCGCATTTGCCTACAATGCAACAACCACGGTGTAAAATATCGCACCGCGTAATTAAATTTCAAAGAAAGGGCCGAATTTGGGGCGTTTGCGCCGGAGATGATAAATTGTATATCTTTTGTGTTTAATGCCCCGAAAACGGGCTAAAAAAGGCCAAAACGGATAAATGGGAATACTAAATGACTTGCGGATGCGCGTCCAGGGCGTTGCGGATGGGTTGCAGACCGGCGAAATGGTCCGCGACATTATTGTGCAGCACCCCGGCGACATAATGGATTTGCAAAAGCAACAATTGTTTTCCGGCCTTTCTTCAAGCGGCGAGGACATCCGCCCGTATTACTCCGAAGATTTGAAGCCGGGCGGATTCTTCAATAGTGCGGAATCGGCGTCCCGTTACGCGGCCTGGAAGAAAAGTGGCATTTCGTATCCGTACACGGCGCAACGCAACCCGGATGCGCCAAACCTGTATATTAACGGCCGGTTTCACGATGAATTGGGAGTGCAATTCGATGCGCAGACCGTGGCCGTTGTAGGGATGACGGATTATGCCAAAAGAATTGTTGCGAAATATGGCATTTCGACATTTGGTTTGATGATGTCGAATTGGTCCGTTATCTTTGTTGAGCGTGGCGCATACGCAGAATTGATGCAGGAATTAAAAACACGACTTTATGGCAATTGACACTATTGCGCCGGTAATCGAAAATCCGGTAATGTTGGACCGCGTAATTGGCGAAATCCAAAACGGCCTTGTGGAAAATATCCCGTGGTTGGATGTGGCTTTCGGCCGCGCCCAACGTCTTACGAAGATGATGAACGGGAAACGCATCGTAACGCCGAACGTCTATTGCGGCGGATGGAACGGGCACGGGGAAAACGATTATATCGAAACGTCCCCGGATTCGCACATCGGGAATTTCTCGTTCTTTGAAATTGACGACCCGCAAACCATAGATGCCGGCCCGTGGGCGCGAGAAATCCGGGCACCGTTCGGCCTTATCGTGTGGTTTGACTTGACACGGGTGTATAATGAAGCGACGAACAGAAATACGGAATATCTAAAAGGCCAAATTTTGCGTGTGCTGAATGGCCGTTCCGGGTGGCATCTGACAGGCGGCCGCATCGTTATAAACCGCATCTATGAAAGGGCCGAAAACATTTACAGGGGCTATTCGCTTTCGGAAATTGACAATCAATTTTTGATGCACCCGTTTGCCGGCTTTCGTTTTGATGGAACATTAGAATTCGAAGAATTATGTTTGGACTAAAAAACATTCAGTACCATTTGACGCAGGATTGTTTGAAGATATACAATTCCTATGACGTTAAAAAGCGCAATATGACGCCATTTTTGCGTGATTTGCGGGAAAAGCGCGGCGGGGAAACGTCCGTGTTCAAACGCAGTTTGCTCTCGCTAAAAATGGAATGGATTGCACATAATTTCCTGTTCGGCATCGGGTACAAGAGGTCGCACACGAAAGACGTGGACCTGGATAACCCGTGCGACCGTCCGGAATGGGTTTATTTCGTGTTTGGTTCGCTTGTTTGGTTTTTCGTATGAACATTGTAGAATTCATTTCGTGGGTTGCCGTCATTGCATTGTCGGCGGCTTTCTTTTTGGGCCTTGCGGCAAAATGGGGATGGATTGAGTGGTTACAGGTCCATGCGCCGAACGATTTTTTGTACAAATTGTTTTCGTGCAAATTCTGTTGCTCCTGGTGGGTCGCAGTAATTATTTCGCTAACTTTGTCCGTGGTGGTTGGTCAATGGTTGTTATTGGCCGCGCCGTTATGTACGACAGTTATAACGCGTGAATTATGGTAGTCGCAAAAATTGGGAAACACACGGTGGAATATTACGACACAATCGAAGAATTGCCGGTCGCAAGGTTCCACAAATATCAAAAATTGTTGCTGATTGATGCCGGGATTGGTGCAGACATCGCAGCATTTGACAATCGCATTGAAAGGGCGCGCCGGTTCATTGCGGACGGGAAAGCAGACAAGGCGCAACAGGAATTGGAAAACTTGCGGCAATGCGTGTTTTTGGTGCAATCGGGCATATCCCCGAAAGACCGGGCGTTTGCGGCCCTGGTTACAAAGATTGACGGAAATGATTGTACCGATATTTCGGACGCAGCCCTGGAAAAGTTGACGGAATTGTTTGCAGACATTCCGCACAAAGAGTTGACCGCCCATTTGGATGCGGTCAAAAAAAAAATTGACGGGGAATTGATGTTGTATTTCCCGGGCTTGTTCAACGATTCCGATGTGAAAGAGTATTACGACATCGTGCGCAGGCGGACGTTGGAAATCTTGAACGGCATAGTTGCGGGAAATCCGGACCCGGCCGGGACGGAACTTGTGGAAAAGTTGACCACGGCGTTAATGACATACACGAAGCCAAAGACGTTTTCCGGCTCCGATGGTGTGGAAATCCAATTCGACCGTCAATTTGAAAACCTTTGTTTGGCCCTGTCGGAGCAATTGCACGTGGAGCCGAAGAAATATACGGTTTTGGAATTCTACAACGCGTTTGAATTCTTGAAAGAAAAAGCGAAACAGGCAGAAAGGGCGCAAAAGCGGCCGAATTCTGGCCGTTAAAGCATGGAGCAATACAATTTACCATTTTGAACGAACGCGGCCGAAAAACGGCCTTTTTAACAAAAATAAGTTATGGACAATCCGAACCCGATATATTACCGCGATTTGATTACGCCGGACAATTCAATTACGGACCTTATTTCGCAGTTGGACGAACTGATTAAGGAATACGAAAACGCCAAATCGAAAATCCAGGGCGCGGCGGCAGATATTGCCAAAGGGATGCAGGGCGTTTCCGGAGCGAGCGAGGAACAGAGGAAAAGTATAGTTCTTTCCACGGAAGCGTCGCAGAAATTGTTGGCCGAATACAACAAGATTGACGATGAATTGTTAAATGCGAAAAAGGCGCAAGCGGAGTTAAACGCCGTCAATCGGGAATACAACCAAATTGCCAAGTTGTTGACGGAGGTAAACGCGGCAAAAGAGGGGAGTTATAAACAACTTTCCGCGCAATACCGGTTGAACAAAATTGCGCTTAACGAAATGTCCAAGGCCGAACGCGAAAACACGGAATTCGGCCGGAAATTGGAAGCGGAAACGAAAGCCATCTATGAACGGATGAACGAATTGCAAAAGGCGACCGGAAAGGCGCAATTGCAGGTCGGACAATATGAACGGGCGTTGGGTGGTTTGGTTGGCGTAAACGGGCGTTTCCTTAATGTCTTGACCGATTCCAACACGGCGGTTAATACGTTCAAGGGTGTTTTGCGTGCGCTCGCAACTCCATTGGGGGCAATCATTGGTGCCGTTGGCGCAGTTACGGCGGCTTTCAAATTGTTCCAATCGTCCGTCCATTCAACGCAGCAAAGCGGCGACGCGTTGGATGCGGATATGGCCGGGTGGTCGGCAACGTGGGAACTGTTCAAAAAATCTGTTGCATCCGTTGATTTCGGTTTGTTTATTCGCGGAGCGGCTGATGCAGCCAGGGCCGGCCGTGAGTTGAAAATGGTTTTGGACGAAACGTTCGAACGGACCAATTCGGCGCGTTTGCTCCGGGCGTCTTTGTCACAGGAGAACGCCGCGTTGCAGGAAGCGATGCGCAACCAAAATTTGACGACAGAGGAAAGAATTGCGGCGGCAAACAAGTATTTGGAAAATATGTCGTCTATCTATGCACAGGAAACGGAAACTGCCCGGCGCAATCGTGATGCGCAATTGGATTACCTGTTCACGATAACGAACACAAGGGAATTTGCAAGCGAGGAAGAAAGGAAAAGGGCGCAGGAAGAATTTGCCACGAACATTAAAAATTACAATCTCAACGAAGATTTAATCAAGCAAGCCCAGGCATACAACCAAGCCGTTGAACGGCGGGCAACGCTTTATGATAACGTTTCGTCGGCCGATGCAAATGTTTATCGAAATCTTGAAAGGACGGCGGCGGCGTTGGATGCACAGATTGCCGGGACAAGCGATGCCGTTAAGCAATTTGCACAATTTGCAAAACAATATTCGCTTACAAGCGACGAACAAGTGAAAGCGTATGTTGATGCGCAAGTCGCTTATGATGAAGCGACGGCGGCCGTTTATAATGACCAACGGCGCATTTACACAATGCGCGATTCGCTTGTTGCACAACAGGCGGCGAAAGAGCGAAGCGCGGCGGCTGCTGCAAAGAAACAACGGGAACAGGATGCAAAGGACGCCGAAAAGGCCGCAAAGGACCAGGCGAAAGCAGAAGCGCAAGCGGCAAAAGATGCGGAAGATGCGCGTAAAAAGGAAATTGCCGACCAACGGGCGTATCTGCAATTCCAATTGCAAACCATTCAATTACAGATTTCTGCAACGAAAGATGGGACGAATGAAATGTTGGCGTTGCGAATTGCGGCGATAGAAAAGCAACGGGAATTGGAATTGTTTGAAAACAAAAACCGTGTGGAAAAATTGCGCCAAGACGAAAAGGACATCAACGCGAAATTCGACGCGCAAGCATTGAAATTCCGTTCCGACTTTTATGTGAAATTGGCACAACGTGACCTTGCGGCGCAACAGGATTTGGAAGAACAGGAATTTTCTATGTTGGACCGGAACGAAAGGCAAAAGACCATTTTCCGGTTGCAACAGGAGCAGGCGCGATTGGAAAAAATTTTGGAAATCAATGAAAAGGCCACCGAAAAAATGACCAAAACCGAGGTTGCTGCCATTAAAAAGACGATTGATTCAATCAAAAAAGAGGTCGCAACAACGGGCTACAACAACATTTATGAGGTTTTGGGCGTGAAGATTGACCCGGACCAACAACGGGCATTGGGAACGGCTTTGGATGCCGTGCAAGATTCCATCGGTTCCATTGTTGATTCGTGGAACCAGGCGGCGGAAGCGGCGGTTGCGGCGGCTGATGCCCAGGTGCAAGCGGCGCAACGTGTTTTGGACGCAGAAATTGAAGCGCGGAACAATGGTTATGCCAATGAGGTAACGACCGCTCAAAAGGAAATGGAATTGGCGAAGAAACGCCGGGAAGATGCGGCGAAAGAGCAACAGAAAGCACAACGGGCGCAATTGGCCGCAGATTCCATAACGCAAGCATCGTCCCTTATAACGGCATCCGCAAACATTTGGGCGTCGTTATCAAAGATTCCCGCCGTTGGGCCTGGCCTTGCGGTCGCTGCCATTGCTACGATGTGGGCGTCCTTTGCGGCTGCAAAAGCAAAGGCGGTCCAGGTAACGCAGCAGTCGGAGGAATACGGCGAGGGAACCGTGGAATTGTTGCAGGGCGGAAGCCACGCAAGCGGCCACGACATTGATTTGGGGCGCAAGCCGGACGGGACGCGGCGCAGGGCCGAGGGCGGCGAATACTTTGCCGTTATCAACAAGCGCAATTCGCGCCGTTATGGTAAGTTAATCCCGGATGTCATCAACGCATTTAATGACGGGACATTCGGCGATAAATACCAACGTGCAAACGCCGCGATGTCCGGTTATGCCGTGCAAATGATTGGCGGCAAAACGGATGTGTCCGGCCTGGAAAGGGATGTGGCGGCAATCCGAAAGCAGGGCGACGAAACACGCTATGTTGATGGGCACGGCGCAACGATTATAACTTACAAGAATTTGACCCGGAAAATTAAATCGTAATGAATCCGAAATACAAATTTGAATTGACGATAAACGGGGATGCGCATCGCGTATTCCCCATTTACAAGGACGATTTGGCCATTGATGCGGAGCAGGAAAGCGGCCAACAGTTTTTCCGGCGCAAATTGTCCGGGAAATTGACGTTTGTTGCCGATGAATACAAGATGATTGCCGATGCCGCATTTGACACCAAATTCGGGTTGGAAATCTTCATTTCATACGATTTCGGGAACACGTGGACGTCGTATTGGCGCGGCAAGTTTTACAAGACTGATTGCGATTTTGACGACGATGACCAAAACGTTGAGGTGCAACCGTCTGT